TTGAGTGACTTGCAGCCGATGGCTTTGGCTCGTTTGGCGGGGGTCATTACAGCACTCCACTCGCTCGTAGTTCTGCGATTTCGTGCGCTGTATAACCTGCTTCTTTCAGGTCTTTCAGTTCTGAAACGCTTACCTTTGCAGACAAGCCGTTTTGTTTTTCTGCTTCTATATAGTTCAGCCCTAACCATGTTGCAATAAGAACACCGTCTTTCGGGTTTACCAGCTCACCATTCGCGGTGTTGTATTCAAGTACAATTTTCATTTCATCTCTCCTTTATATTGTGTAATTTAGGGCTATTAGGCCTACTCCTTATCATTGGCAGGAGGCGTCCAACCTTGTTCTATAAGCCACTGCCTGATAACTTTATCCTGAAAATTTGAACGTATTTCTATATACTCCCGGAAAGCACGGTCGAATACCGTCATGTCCCACTCAACACCATCACCAACAACTGTAGCTACAGCTGTTAGGTCGATTTTATTATCGTTTGTATCAGTCATGTCATCTCTCCATTCGTTAAAGACAACCTCAATATAGACTCACTATGAAACGTTTGCAAGCAAATTGTCGCAAATAGTTTTATTTCGCCCACAAAAAAGCCCCACCGAAGTGAGGCTTTTGTCTTTATAGCGGACTACTGCTATACAGTCAACGCACCATACTGAATCGCTGGTACGTGATAAACGGCAACAGCCGCTCGCATTTCTGCGCGAACAGTGATTAAGTTATTGGTGAAGTCTGAACCAGTATAGGCAGCCTCGACCGCAACACCTTGGCGGATCCACAATTGAGCCGCGTTGGTATCCATGACGAAGAAGTTACCAGATGGCACGTCATTCGATGGGATTACCGTCAAGCCCCACACCTGTGGAATCATGCCGTTAGCCGCATACGTTACTGCTGCGCCGTCACCTAGCGCATAACCGCCGCCAGATACTTTCTCGCGCTCGATAGCACCCCAATCGGCAGGGTTTAACAGCACAACGTTAGGCTGATAATCTGCTGCGATAACGGCGTACTTCGCACGGTTGATTGCATCTAGGGCAGTTTCACCAGTTGCCGGTGAGAACGGAGTGTGGCGACCGCTAGAGTTCAAACCAGCTAGGTTCGGGCTAGTACCGTTACCTTTAATGATTTGGGTCTGCAAGCGATGGCGCACGCCGTGCATCAAGCGTTGGTTCACGTAGTTTTGAAGCGCTGGCGCATCATCTAACACTTGGGTTGACAACTTCAACCAGTGGGCGATGGTACGAACTGGCTCTTCAACCAGCTTGAATGTTAAGCTTGACTCTGCCTTAGCCCCGCCCTCTACTTGCTCTGCTGCGTTATTTGTCCACACATCTTCCTGTGTGTAGTGGATTTGGTTGCTTGTTGTTTGACCAACAGGCAATACGTCCAACAAATTAAGCGAGCGATAAGCACCAGGTACGATACCTGCCAAACGGTCAGGAGCCACGATCACGTCACTTGGGTCTAACGGCGTGCCGTCTGAACCAAGGATAGTGTTTTTAACTTCAACACGCGCTTTATCGGCGGTGCCTGACTTCAAGTTGGCGAAAGCATCTGACTTGATAAACTGCTCACCGATAGACTGCTTCTGCTGCGGAGCTTTAGAAAAGCCTTCCGCTTGCTTCTGCGCTAGCTCGGTCAACATCGCTTCGGTTTCTTTGTACTTGCTCGACAACTCGTCCACTTTGCCTGTTAGCTCGGTGGTTGCTTTGCCATACTTTTCAATTTCAGCCGTGTGTTTTTGCAAGGCCGAATCAAGCTCTCCGCCGATGCGGTCAAGCTCTTTTTTGATTTCTACTGGTTCCATGATTAGGACTCCTTGAGTAGTGAAAATGATTTGAACACATTTACAATTTCCGCTTGTTTTGTTTCTTCCTGTTCAGCCTCGCGCAAAACAAGGTTTTTAGTGCGGCTCACAAGCGCAGTAGCCACACTTTTAGACAAGCCTGCATCACGCAAGCTACGCTCTAAATCTGCTAATGTTTCGGCCTTATCAATAGCCGACTTAATACTGGTAATCGACGCTCCCAAGTCGGCTGGATCTTCGACAATACTGATTTCTACCAGCTCAATCTCTTTAAGGTTGCGCCCGCCGAACTTGTTTGGTTCAGCATCGACAATGTAATAACCGATTGATAAGCCATCAATAGCGCCATGCTTCAATAGCGCTTTAATATCTTCGGCTTTGCTGTGACCCGGCGTTAACTGCCCTTTAACGTACAGACCTTTCTCGTCCTCGTACATCTCAAGCCACTTACCGACCACGTCGCCATAGTGGTTCCAGCGCATACGCACAGGGCGCTCGCGGTTTTCTAAAGTGTTCTTATACGCTCCGACAACCACGGTGTCGCCGTAACTATCTACGCCACCGAACACAGAAGCGTATCCCTCGAACGTGCCGGACTCTTCGTTAAACTTGAACTGCATGCCGGTGTGTTGGCATTTAGTCTGCATCTTGTTGGTCATTAGCCTGACCTCCTGCTAGTTTCTGCAATTCGTCAAGTGGTAACAGGTTCACCTGCACCGTTAAATCATCTGCGCCTTCTTGGTCTGACTTCGGCAACCATTCGCGCTCTCGCCACTCGTTGCGAGTCATTAAGCCAGCACCGACAGCCCTTGCGCCAGTATCAACGCGAGTCTTAAAGTCTGTGCGCAGTAGCTCTTCAAAGTTGAACTCAACGCTCATTTTCTCGCGCTCTTGAATTGTCATCAGGTTCGCCATGATTGACGTTTCGATGCGCTCTAGGTCGGGTCGGAATGATAGCTTATACCAACCGTCGATAATCTGCTGAATACCACTGCCCCACACTGTGCTGCCGTTAGTGTCGTTAATCATAACGCTCGGCACGTCAAAGAAGCGGGCAATGTCTTCAACCTGAAAACGGCGGGCTTCGAGTAGCTGAACGTCCTGCGGCGATAAGCTGATTTGCTCATACTGCATACCGGCTTCTAATACCATGAGTGCATCTTGAGTTCCCTCGCGCAAACCTTTGAACTTCTCGCTCAACTGTGCCCGCTGCTCTTTGGTTAGTATCTTGTCGAACATGAGCACGCCCGTAGGCTTACCGCCGTTCCCGACAATGTTACTCGCCCACTGCTCTCCGCTAATCGCAATACCAATGCTGCTTGCGGCGTACTGCAACGGCGACAAACCTTGTACGCCATTGCCGAACAGCTTTAAGTGCCAGATATTACTCTGGTCAAACACCCGAATGTTGTGACCATCGTTGTAAGTATAGACCACATCTCCGTTGTCTAGCAGCTCAACGCCAACTTGTGACGACATGATCGGGAGCAAACCGATAATTCGCCCCTGTGATCGCTGAATAATACAGTACGCATTGCCCGTCAAGTACAGGTTCAAGCCAACGGTTTCAAAGAACTCAACGCGCGTTTGGTAGCGGTTGACTTTGCCGCTGAACAACTTCGCAAGCGGGTGATCGTAATTCGGCGTGCGTGCGTTCTGGCTTTGCAGGTTGTAAAAGTGTATATCCAAACTCGCAAGCGTCTTGGCTTTGAGCTGAACTGCCGCCCACACAGCGCTAATTTGCATGGCGGTCTCCTCGGTTACGTTAACCTTTTTACCGCCGAATGAAATAATGCTTGCGCCACTTTGCTGACCAGTCGTGCGCCGAATACCGCCGCCGAAGAAACTTCCGAGCTTGTAAAAGAATCCCATATTAAAAAGCTCCTATCGGGTCAGCTAAAAACTGGTCTATATCCATCTCTTCTTCGACCTCAATGTGTCTCATGGTCATAGCGAGCGCCACCAATCCGTCAATTCGTCCGGTCGCCTTACTCTTGTCGAGCTTGCGGTTGCCTGCCGGGTCTTTGGTCGCTATCGCATTTGCGGCGCACATCGTTAATATCGGGTGCATACCGTGGCGCACCTTTCCGTTTAATAGCGCTGCTTCCAACGCTTCGAGCGCCGGTGACATATCTTTGTATCCCTGACCATGCTCGACCATCGGCCAATCTATACCCATAGTATCAAGCTCTTTTTTGAATATGTCAATTTTCCAACGGTCAAATGGCACTGCGATGATGTGACAATCACCCAACTCATCGAGCAAGTCACGAATAACAACCTCATAATCCACTGTAGCGCCAGGGCATGTTTTGAGTAATCCTTGCTGCGCCCACACGTCATACGGCACTCGGTCTTGCTTCGCTCGGTCGCGCAGTCCCTTCTCTGGCAACCAAAAGAACGGGTGAACATGATGCTCGCCGTCTTGCTCGAACACCACCACAGCAGCAGTTAAATCCGTTCGCGCTGATAAGTCTAGACCAATAATCACGTTTTGACCATCAAGCGGTTCAGGTTGTGCACCGTTGGCTTCCCAAACGGATTGGCTGATGAAAGGGTTATTCTGACTGACGCGCTGGTTCAGGTGCAAGTTTCGATACGTTGATTCAAAGCTAGGCATTCGCTTTGCTTTATCCGCATCTTCAATCAACTTACGTTGGTTCATAAAGAACTCGAACGCAGGGTTCGCTTTCTTAATCGCTTCTAGGTCGTCAACCTCACAGTTCTTTGGCGCTTCATAGACGTGGCAAACGATGCTTGGGTCTTTGCTGCGCCTAGCGTCATCAATCCAAATACTTAACAGGTCGCCGTCTGTTGCGGCTTGTGTGCTAATTGTGAGTAATAACGGGTCATCATAAGCGAGCTGCGCCGTTGTGATTGCGTCGATAAAATCATCTTTGGGTCCGACTACTTGGCCAACTTCATCGAGTATTGCCAACACTGGCGACTTACCGTGTGCGGTTTTACCCTCGGCGCTGATAGCCTGATACTCAACATTCATGCGTAGACCGATAATCTTTTTGCTTGAATCAACAATGCGGCATATCTGTGCAAGCGTTGGGTTCGAGCGTACCATCTTGGCGGCGTAGTTAAACACCTCACCGGCTTGTTCGCGTGAACGTGCGCCGCTAATGATACGTGAGTTCTGAATAGCTTCGGGACCAACGACATGAGCGAGTAACAAGCAAGCAATCAAACCTGTCTTGCCGTTCTTTCGTGGCATCGACAAGATGCCGTGGCTAGTGTTTACTTCGTTGTCGTAAACTTCACGAATAAATTTCTGTTGGAAGGGGGCGAGCTTTACCGGCTTGCCTTGCAGCTTACCCTCTGGCACAACGCAATAGCGATGAATGAATGCTATAACTCGTTCGGCTCTGGTCACCTTGTTAACCACCATGCAAAGAAACTACCAGCAAGCGCAGCGATGGTTAGCCACAAGCCAAAGCGTTTTAGCGCGTCCATCTGACCCCTGGCGTAACCGTCTGCTTCCTTCCGCTTACCTTCGATATAATCGATGCGCTCACCGACCATCTTAAAGCCTTCGCGTATTTCGGCTCTGAAATCATCGAGGCTGGATTCCACACGAGTTAGGTGTCCGATAGTTTCTTTGTGATCTGCTTCGAGTCGCTTGATACGCTCATCGTGTCGAGTGCGACTCTCTTTTAGGCTGTCTACTTCGTGCCATAGTTTATCCATAGAATCCATGCTCTGCGATGCCTTATCTCTATCATACGTTGCAGCGTACTGATAAGTTTAGCCTACTTTACTAAGCCCTTACAATATCCTAATGCGCTTTAGCGAGTAGGTCGTCGTCTGTTCCGGCACTAGACAGACGACCATCTGCCGCCGTGTTCGCGTTGGCTTCTGTGCGAGCTTTGCCGACTGTTGCTTCGGCATGAACATGAAGTGCGCGACTCAACGAAACAGCTAAACGGATTTTCTTTTCAAGCAACTCATGGCACGGGTGTATTTTCTCTGTGCCGGTTGGCGTTTGATAGGTGTAAGGCGTTTTGTTGCACTCTTCTTGCAGGAGCTCGATGTCGCCTTTGCAGCGAGCAAGGTTCGCGGCAAGCTCCAAGTCAGCTTCCGTCCAGTTCGTGTTAATCCGGCACTTGGTGATCGAGTACCAAAACGGCCAGTCGCAATCACGCAGCTTTATGTGAGCAGGTGGCTCCAGCGCCACTTTGCCGTTCATTGCAGCCATGATTGCTTCGGTGCTGTCGCTTCGTTGTCTTCTACTCATAACTTTCTCGTATATGTCAAGCGTTTTATATAATTTTTGTGCATTAGCGTTAAAGAAAAAG